AGACTGCATCTCTTCAAGAATCTTTGTTCTCTCATTGTATTCGTCTTTTGACTTTATGAGATCACCAATTCCACCAAGAGGACCTTGTTTTGTTACTTCACCTACAACACTTGAACCTCTTCTTGATGGAATGTTTGTGAAACCGGGCAATCTCAACTTTGGAATTGCTCTGACATCTAGGATCTCTGGCTTGGTGAAGATATTGTCAAGTGGGTATTCCTTTTCAAACTCTACCAAAATAACCGCAGGGACTGTTGGTGATTGCTCAATGAGACGATCATATTCAGTCTTACAGTTATTCACAAAGTCCAAACCATCTTGATTACGCTCTTCACGGGCTAAGGCTAAGGTAAGTCTAATATTTCTAGAGAGGAGACCGTATGAGAGAGCCGCCGCCTTGTGGTTCTCCATCAACTCATTGATCTTCAAGAATTGCATAATTGTCGCAATAAGACCAGCAATAAGGTTGAGACCACCGATCACAGATGGAACCATACCTCTCACAGATTCTGGAAATTGTTCTTGAGCAAAGTTAGCGGTACCAGTCAAAGTTGATAGCACAATGACAGGCAAAGTAAAACGCATACTCAATTTTTTGTACATAAGGAACGCCCTGTGATGCATGTATCTGTAGCACCCAGACGCCTCACCCCACTGTCTCAATATACTTTCATGTTGCTCGTTCCAACTGTCACGTCGGTGCTCGAGCTCCTTTTGTTTGATCATTTGGTCGTCAAAAATTTCTTCGCTCATTTTATAATAGATGAACATAATATTCTGGATTCATCTGGTTTTCCTCATTGCCATTCTCGTGGTTCCTTTCACAAATGACGTGAGAAACTTGGAGTTTTACTCCATACTTATCCCATTCTTGTTCTATCATTGGTCGGTCAATGATGATACGTGTGCCCTTACGCAAATGGAGATGGCTGTTACAGGACAACAAAAGGAATCGACTTTTATGCATAGAGTCGTCAGTCCTATATACAAGATGGATGATAACGAAGTTAACAATTTGACGAAGACTATATTTTTCATGCTTTGGGCACTTGTTCAATACAGACTTGGTCGGTTTGACACATTTATCAATGATTTGAAATTGATGATGTCTGGTAAGATGCCCAAACCAATATAAAGTTTTGAAGTGTAATCACCATATAACAAAATGGAAGCTATTCTCGATATCAAGCAGCAAATTGAGGTCCTCGAGAAATCGAAGGAGTATCACTATGAGAAGTATCTCAACAATATTGCCATCATTGATGAGAAAATTAGTAGAGTTGAAAAACAAATTGAACGAACAAAGTCACAAGTGAAGAGAGAACTTTTGAAGAGACACTTAGATTGGTATGAAGAAGAAAACTTAAAAATGGATCAAGCGGTTGAAGTCATCACAACTAAAATTGATAGTGAAATTGAGAGACTTGAAAATGTTATGAAGAGTATTGAAGAAAAGAGACAAAAAGAAAAGTCTTCCTTCGAATACAATATTGAAAATATTAGAAATTGCTGCAAAAATAGAAGCACTGCCACGATGTTTCAAGCCTTGGAATCGGTTGCAAATGCTCTCGAAATTATTAGAGCCGAGCGCCACCAAACTTGAAACGATCAAAAAAATGAACCGACACGTTAAAATTATAGTAAATTATCATACAAATTGCGTCGGCTATGTCGTGTTTCCTTTCATATGGAATTTCCCCAGACACGTGTTTACTGGCGATAGAAACAGTTCGCTCCTTACGCTGTTCGTAGTTTAGATGCCTCATACCAAAATGTGTGTGCATGCTCACAGGTGAAACTAAAACAACTTTATCTTTGAACATGTAATGTAGAAGCACCTCTATATTCGTAAATCCCCCTGGTGGCTGTCTCTCTATGAGTATTCTATCTGCCGCATCAAAAATAAATTGATGATCCTCCACAAATAAAGGAACTAAATCTACAATGTCATTACTTTGGATATGTTTGTAATCTTCTAGACTAACTTTCTTTATGTATTCAATGTCAATTTTTGGACCATTTCCACACTCGGCTAAGACCAAACCCATATTATGATATCCAATATCAATTGACAGGACCTTCATTGTCTTTATCTAAATAATATTCCTTAACTAATATAAATGAAGAACAAAACAAAAAATCAACTTTTGTGGTTCGTGGTTGTGGCACTTGCTGCTGCTTTGATTTACATCGTTCGTAATCCCAAAGTTGTAAAGGTTCCAGTGCAGGTGGGTGTCCCAATGCAACCCAGACCAAAACCAACGCGGGCTCCCGAGTTCAGAGAAGCGCCAATCAAGAAATACAAACCGGGTTACATGCAACAAATGGGTATTTTGACCGGAGCTGGTCAGGAAACGCTTCCCCTCTATGGAAAAGAAGTTCGGGGTAGACGGGACAGGTACCATTATTACACAACAACGGGTGGTGAAAACCTCTACCCAATTCCAGTTGCGTTTAATGGACGGGATTGTATGGAAGACATTGGTTGTGAAGAACTTTATGGATCTGAAACAGTCTCAGTAACTGGTAAGACTGGTTCATATGCGGTAAAGCTTTATCGTACAGATAATTTCTTCTAAATTACTTTTTCTTTTTCTTGTCGTCCTTGAGCAAACTTTCTGCGCGTTTTTTGAAGTCATTCGCTACCACCGAACTCGAGCAGCAGCTCAGACATGTGAGTAGCGCTGTCGCCATCATAATAGGTGGTGTCTTGATTGGACTCTTTGAAGCTGCGTATGAAATTAGCATTATACAACACATAGAGCTCACGAGAGAACCCAATCTCTTATTTGACATTGGTTTGTCACCACCAAGTATAGTCTTGTAAAAGGCCCACGCTGGCAATATTATTGGCATACATGGGAGCAACATTGGCATCATGAGAACTGGTATACCAAAAGGTGTCTTTACCATTTATTATACATCAACAAAAATTATTTCGTAAGCTCATGATCATATCAACCTCTCTTCCCTGAAGACCTGGATTTCTTGAGAGTCTTGCTTTGAGTCTCAAGAGTTCTAAAGTGGTGTCATCGTCTAAATTCTTAAAAAAGTCCCGTAATTCGTCTATACTTCGCAAACCTCTTGCGTCTTTCTCCGCTTGAACATAAGGCCAAGTCTGTCTTCGTAGAGCGGCAACTTCTTCCTCAAGCTGTCTAATTCTGGGTAAAAGAACTTGTGTGATTAAAGCCCGAGTTTCCATTTACTTAAAAATGTCTGACATCTTTAAGGTATGCTCAGGTACGCAGCTCTTAATCATGAAATGCCTAAAGTTATAAGAGATGTCTATAGATCTGGATCCAAAGTAATTTTGGATTATGCCAGAGAGAATTGCCACCCAGATGACGCAAACCATGTCTCAGAAGTTAACATGATGATGATATCATCTTTTCCGGGGTCAATGTTTGCCCTCAAAATGACTTCATTTGGATCCAGGGCCTCTCCAAATTTTGCAGAATCCCATGTAAAGAAGATAGTTCAGCATGCAATCAATAATCAATGTCAAGTTTGTATAGACGCGGAAGATGTTATATACCCCAAAGAATCATATAATATGATGTTACAATTTAATAGGTATCAACCGAATGTATTTAAGACATATCAGATGTATCGCATCGCTGCACTCAAAGAACTCGAGGTTGATATTAATGCAGCGAGACGCCATGGTATTAATTTGGGTGTAAAACTTGTGAGAGGAGCTTATCTTGGTAAGCAAGATGGTCTTTTACCAAACAAAGATGCCGTAGATAAATCATTTAGACAGGGTCTTGATATGTCGCTAAGTGCGGGTGAAAATGTACATACACTCATCGCAACACACAATTCTGAAGATATTAAGTTTGCGAGAAACTGTCCCCATAATAGATACAAAATTGCACAACTTTTGGGTATAGGTGAAGACTTTCCAGATTATAGATATGTACCATTTGGTTCCCTAAGTGAGATCGGGCCATATTTATATAGACGTTTTATAGAAAGACTTAAATGGTCTTAAAAATATCTCCTGATAGATATTTAATGAAGACCCTGAAACGTTTTGGGTATTGGTCGCCACCTCCCCTACCACCTATGAGACGCAAATATAGTATTGTCGCGGCTTGTCGAAGCGACGAAATTAACTACGAAATGAAGAAGAGTGAAATCACCCGCGTTGCTCTTCAACAAATGTATGAAGCACCGTCTCTACACGAACCAAAGCAGATCACTACAAGACAGATGCGTCTCAAAATGATCCTACACGAAGCACTTGATCTTGCGCACTCAATCTGCGAACATCAAGATGCCCAGGAATGTATGTGGGCTTGGGAAATGGTTGATGAAATTGATGACGCCGCTACCCGAGCAGGTGTCCGCTACTATTAATTTCCCAACTTATATTAAATGGAGTACGAAAAGCTCAAAGAAAAGGTCAAGAAGCTTGGCTTCAGAGTGACCAAAGATGTCAAAGGGAAACGTGTCAAACTCACAAAGAAGGAACTTATGGCTAAGTTGCCAAAGAAGACAAAAGGTGAGCCAAGCCTTGAGAATCAAGCCAAGAGTGCCAAAAAGTTTATCAAGGTGTGTAAAATGGTTCTCAAAGAGGCTCAACCAACGCAACCAAGGGCGCCACGGCAAGCTGTCCGCGTCTCACCAAGACGAGTTGCCGCACCCCCACCACCTCCTCCCCCACCAGGTATGAACCCGAGAGCTGCCCTCATGGCCGATCTCAAGGCAAACCTAAAGAAGCGTGGTTTAGCTAACAATTAGACAAATTTAATTCCAAATCTCTTTGTCATAAACTTACGAACATCTCCAAAATTTGGTTGACTCCAGAGGTACCAGCGTGACCAGAAACCCGCCCCACCGATACCACTCAACTTCCAATCTTCTTTGTCACTCTTGTCAATATTACGCATCATTCTGTGTATCTTTTTTGGATCTCTCTCAGCTATGATACGTCTTGGAATTTGTCCACCATGTCTCAAAACATATGAACGCATACGCGAAGGATTCTTGTGTTTGGTGTAGTCGGAATACCCACTGGCACCAAAGTCAACAGTCCTGCCGTCACCGAGGATTGCTCTGAACTTCTTTTTACGATCAGGGCTACGAACGATTTTGACGTGCATACTTACAATTTACAACTAATTTATTTCTGGCACATGCTGCAATAACCTTCCTTCTTTTCCTTTGGAAGGAAGAAAAGGTGTTCGCCACCACGTTGAACGCGGTACAAGTGATCATACATGTGGAGGAGACCAATCGCAAGAGCCGCAGTTGGGATGACAGCCTTGTTCATCTTACGCACCGACCAGGCGTACACAAGGACAAGGACAACAATGGACCATTGGACAAAAGTGAGCGCTGGCAAACTTGGAGTCACAAATCGCTTTTCCAATTTTGGAGTTTCTTCAGTTGGTTCTGGGGTAAATCGTTCCATCTTCGCGCCGTAACCTGGCATTTTATTTTATACTGAGAAATTAATGTGGCGCGTCCTGTTGTTACCCATGGTGTTAGTTCTTCACGACTATTTGAAGTCTCCCATAGATAGGTTGTACTTTCAAAGGCCACTAAGACCAATCGTTGGTATGAGAAACGCTATCATCGATTTATTATTTCACAAAGTGGAATACGATGTACTTGATTATCCAAATTTATGGTTTGTAAAATCAAATTACAAGAAGATTTTGCAAGAATATGAGAAAGGTGTCGCACACGCAAAGAAGAGATACTTTCATAAACTCGATCCATGGTTCAGGAAAAATGAGAAGTATTACTATTACAAAGTTAAAGACTTTCCAGAAGTTCAGAAGATAATTGATCAAATTCCATGCATCGATAAAAGCACTGCAAAATTTGCCGTCATAGATGCACCCATGAGTATACCAGCTCATAGAGCCGAAAGTAATTTAATGTTGAGATATCATCTCACAATAAAAAGTGGTACAGATTGTGTTTTGTACACAGAGTATGGTCCTCATAGACACCGTCCAGGGCAGGATTTCTTATTTGATCACTCGAGATTTCATCGCCTTGTTAAACGCGGATTTCAAAAAAGAGTCGTTCTTATCTTGGACATTCATCGTTTCTAGATGTTTACGACACACAGCCTTATAAGAATCTTTACCACCTACAAGTTCGAGTTCATCACTTTCAACAATTCTTTTTGTAAATGGCCCCGGCGTTCCATTTTTACAATCCATACAAAGTGCTGAAAGTTTTATGACATCACTCGCCATAGGAATACAATCAAGAACTTCACCAAATTTTCTTTGTCTATAATCTCCATCTAAACCAGCTATAATGACAGACTTCTTCAAAAAGAGACACATTTGAACAAAGTCTCTAAGATTTGTGAAAAATTGAGCTTCGTCGATGGCCACAATTTCTGCGTCACAGAATTCTTGTTTGATTATACAATGTGATATATGTTCAACTTTGAGACAAGGAAATTCAATACCGTCGTGCGTTTTTAACATATCATCAGGAGATCGAATGTCTTTTGTAGAATTAATCACAACAATTTTTTTACCTATGATCCTATAACGCTTAAGTCGGCGTATGAGTTCGGAAGTTTTACCAGAAAACATATTTCCCATAATAATTGTGAGACCCATCTTACTAACCCTTCTATAAAATAATCTCATATTTTTATAATGGTTGATATCCAAAGGTGTTATTATAACGGTCATAAGGGGTGGGTGTCAGCCAAGTCGGGTCGAGTAAGATTTGGTAACAAAATCTTCAGGAACATTCTTGAAGCTGTCAAATATTTCAATCACAAATAATTTGCATAATACATCTTCAACATGACACCCGTACCAATCATTCCCATAACCAGTGTCATCAAACAACAATTACATCTTGTGTTTGCTGGTACTTGATCTGGGTGCAGAAGTTCTTCCCTGTGCCAACCCATTGAAATAAATATACATAATAATTAAGATGCCCCTGACAGATCAGGAGATTGCTAAAAAGGTTCGAGAGCTGCGTAGAACTGAGGGTAAGATCTATGCTCCACTCAAGTACTTCCGGGGTCTAAGAACCCTCAAGTCGGTGGAGACTCGCTACAAGAAGATGCTCAAGAAGGACTACAAAGATTTCAAGACTGATGAGGGTGTAAAGACTCGCACATCTTCATACACCCAAAAGTT